GCCTGGAATCAACATCGTCTATTTAAACCCAAAGATGGAGATGAGACCTTAGTAAAAATGATAGGCTCAACTAGCTTTCCTGATTGGAGGGAATTCTGTGAACTCAAATGGTTTACAGATGGAGAGTATACTGATAACCAAGGTCAGTGTATTGCACCTAGTCCCTATAGTATCTTTGGTAGTGCATTTATTTGGTTTTCTTGTGGTGGTACTTTGTATTGGAGATATTCCTTTGCTAACTACGTACCTCTAATAAACAGATGGGTGGAGTTACACTTAGGAAGTACTGAAGGTAATTTTGAGTATGTAAATAAGAGATACACTTGGAGAATGAAAATTAAAAAGGCATCCCTCTGCAATCATAAACCAATTAAATAAAAATAAATCAAAAAAAGTTTTTGGTTTACAAATAATTTAATTAAATTTGCAGTATGAAAAACAGTTTTCAACTATTGTTCGCAAATTTCAGCTGGAAAAAAGCATTATATTTTTTACCAGTCCCCATACTAGCTCAAATTGAATCAGTGATCTATCCACTAATAGGCCTCCTTGTAGTAATCAGTCTTGACTTACTGACTGCCCTTGTGACGCATTTCAATAAAAAGAGCATAGAGAAAGGTTCCAGTTTATCAGTTAATGATTACAGGAATGGAATAGCTTCTTATAAATTAAGAAGAACAATAGTTAAAGGTTATCAATATGGAATAGGAATTCTTGTTACATTCTTTATTGAAAGCGTAGTCTTAGAGGGGCCAATTGAATTTACAATCCCTTTATTGAATAAGCTAAGTAACCTAACACAGTTCATAATCTGGGCTTGTGTTGCAATAGAAGTAAAGAGCATTGATGAAAACGTAAAAGGAATATCTGGCAAGTCCATGATAGAATCAGTTGCTAATATCTTTACTTATTTTAGAGACATCATCGGAAGAATCACAGGCCCCAAAGATACTTATGAGTGGGAAGAGGAAGACGATGCTGGTATCAATTAATCACAAAAATACATATAATGATAAAAAAGGAAATTATTAACCATTTAATTAAGAATGGTGGTAAATTACAATCAGGAGAAACTTGGCTAACAATAGCTGAAAGGTATGGATTAGAAGCCTCTAACAAGAAGAGAGCTGACGGAGACAAAAAATATTACAAGAAATCAATAGCAAGAGCTGCACAACAATACTGGCAGCAATATTGCAAACAACAAAAGAAATTAACTTTAGTAAGTCAGACTTATAAGAATGACAAGTTAGCTTTTGAAACTTTTAAGAAAGAGACAAAGCAAGCTGTGCCTATTAATTTCGAAGACTTTGAAATAGAAAAGTTAACAACCAATCCTAATGGAGTGCCATGGATAAAGATGAAGAAGAAAGAAAACTTTCATTCAGAAGAACACATGGAATCTTTAAAGGAGATCTTGACTAAAGAGATTACACCAGTTGAATACAAGCCAAACTTATTTACAAATAACAAAGCACATTTTGTGTATGGATCTGATAAGCATATTGGAGCATTAACAAAGCTTGACTCTATCTATAAGAACAAATATGACAGAGAAGTAATGAGAGAAAGAATTGTAACAGCTACAATTAAGAACATAGAAGAGAGTGTAGCATTGCACGGAAACTTTGAAGCTCTTTATATTATGGACTTTGGTGATGCACTTGATGGATTTAATGCAAAGACTACAGGTGGTTTAAGAGGAACATCTTCACATACATTACCTCAACAATTAAATAACAGAGAGCAGCATGACTTTTATGTAGAGTTGCACAAAGAATTATTTGATACTATTGTTGCTAATGAGTATGCTAGAGATATATACTTTATTGCTACTAGTAACTCTAATCATGGTGGTGACTTTGAGTATGGAGCTATGAGACATTTACAAACATACTTAGAAGTTAAATATCCAGACATTAAAACTTATGTATCCTATAAAGCATACAATCATTTTACTTATGGAGGTCATGCAATAATTTTTGGACACGGAAAAGATGATGAGGATATGAAGCACGGTTTACCATTAGTAATCAATGACAAAGTATCAAATGTACTTTCTGATTATATTAGAGTAAACAACTTACAAGATTATAATGTAAGTGTAATTAGTGGTGACTTACACCAAGCTGCAGATGGGTACTCTAAAAACTTTAGATATAAAAAAGTATTGTCTCAGTATGGAAGTAGTAAATGGATGCACACTAACTTTGGATCTGGTCAACCAGGATTATCTTCTGAAGTATTTGTAGCTAATTCAAAAAAGATATACAAAGAGGAAGACTTTTTTGAAATAGAAAATGAATCTAATACAGGAATAGACTTTTAGATGGCAATAAATAATCGAGACTTAGATAAATATGTAGCAAGGTTACCGAGGCTTTACTATGATTTCTATGAAATACAGAAACAAGTTGAAAACCATGGTTACGTAAATAGTGTACAATTTGAAGTTGACAATTATTCTGAATTATTATTAATAACTGGGCAGAGTCTTTATGACTTTGCTCAGGTATTAAATAGCCAAGGTACTCAATGGTTGCCTGGTGGATTTGGAGGAACCTACTACCCTGCAGGTAGATACTACTGGGAGGGAACATCTTGGGTAAATGATAAAGAAGGTATATACATAGGTATAGAAAACTTAACTACTGGACTTGCAAATCATACACATGTCAAAGCTGACATTACAGATTTTGTTGAAGCTGACTACACAAAAATTACAGATGCAGAAATAGCAGCTTTAGGGTATGTTAAGACTGACAATGATACACAAAGAACAGATACAGAAATAAATGCTTTAATTGATGCAAATACAAATGGGTACATCACTGGTTACACTGTTACAGAATCTGATGTTACTGCTCATGAAGATGCCTTAAGCATAGACTCTAGTCAGGTTTCTAATTTACCTACAGGATTTAGTGGCAACTATAATGACTTAACAAATAAACCTACTATTCCAACTGTCCCAACTAATGTTAGTTCATTTACAAATGACTCGAACTATATAACAGACTACACAGTTACTGAAGGTGATGTTACTGCTCACCAAGCAGCACTGTCAATCACAGAGTCTCAGATATCAGACCTGTCTCACTTTAGTGGAGATTATACAGACTTAACTAATAAACCTACTATACCAACTAACAACAATGAATTAAGTAATGGAGCAGGTTATATAGATGATTACACTGTAACTGAAGGAGACGTAACAGCTCATCAGTCAGCATTATCAATTACAGAATCACAGATTAGTGATTTGAATCACTTCTCAGGTAACTATAATGATTTAACTAACAAACCTACAGTAATTACTACAGCTCAAGCTAATGCTATTGCAGCTAATACTTTAAAAGTATCTTATACAGATGCTAGTGATGTATCTGCTAATACAACAGCAAGACATTCACATACAAATAAAGTTACTTTAGATAAGTTTGGTGAAGATGGTAGTGGCAACCCCACATACAACGGGACTGCAATAGATACTACTATAGCCCAAAGAGATGTATATGATGGATTAGATTCAAGCGATAACACAATTAGTTTATCAGCTAAACAAGGTAAGACACTTAAAGATGTCCAAGATACTCAAGGAATAGCTATAGGATTAAATACAGCTAAGATATCTTTTGATTCTACATCTTCGACTAAATTAAGTGGAATAGAAACAGGTGCAGAGGTTAATGTACAATCAGATTGGAATGCTACAAGTGGTGATGCTTTCATACTAAATAAACCAACAATACCTACAGCGTTTAGTGGAGATTATAATGATTTAACTAATCAGCCTACTATACCAACTGTTCCTACTACAGTTAGCTCTTTTACTAATGATGCTAATTATATAACAGGATATACAGTGACAGAAAGTGACGTAACAGCTCACGAGGATGCTTTAAGTATAGATGCTAGTCAAGTTTCTAATCTGCCTGCAGGATTTAGTGGTAGCTACACAGACTTGACTAACAAACCTACTATACCTACAAACAACAGTCAGCTTACTAATGGAGCTAATTATATAACAGGGTATACAGTAACTAGTGGAGATGTAACTGCTCACGAAGGTGATATTACTATTACTGAATCACAGATTAGTGACTTATCACATTTCTCAGGGGATTATGCAGACTTGACCAATAAGCCCACTATCCCAACTGTTCCTACTACGATTAGTTCATTTACTAACGACAGTGGATATATAACAGATTACACAGTAACAGAAAGCGATGTTACTGCACATGAATCAGCATTAACAATTACAGTGTCGCAAATCAGTGATTATACTGGTGGAGGAGGAGGTGGAGGTTTTTCAGGAGACTACAATGACCTGACAAACAAACCTACTATACCTACAGTACCAACTAATGTAAGTGACTTTACAAATGATAGTGGTTACATTACAGAAACAGAATTAGTTACCGACACTTCACCTCAACTAGGTGGTAACTTAGATGGTAATGGGTTTAATATAAGTCTTGACAGTGGAAACAGTTTTAGTATTGGAAGCTTTTTAATTAGTACAGCTCCTGCAATAGCAGGTGGTAATGTAAGTGCTATTACTTCTCAAGGTAACATGACTTGGGGAGTTAGTGAAGCTAATCACGACATAATATTCCAGACACTTAATAGTGGAGGAACACTGTCTAATGCAGTTGTTGCAAATGGTGGTGGTGGTGTAGATGTAAGTTATGATGGAACTGTAGCTTTAAGTACTACAGCAGATGGGGTTACTATTACAGATGAGTTAAAAGCAAATACTATTGTTAAAGATGGAGCAACTAATTTTGATGTCCTTTTAGGAGATGGTTCAACAACACCATTATTACCTTTAGCAAAAGCTGGTGCACTAAATTTACAACAAAGTTTATTAGCACAAAATGCACAACCAGCTCTTAACATATTAGCTGTAGCTGCTACAACATCAGGTAAAGTGCAAGGATCTTCATTGTCAAATGGAAATGTAGTTGAGGTTTATGCATCTGGAGATGATTACAACAGTGCTACAGTATTATACAGAGAATTCTTGCAAGCAGGAGAACCTATCTGTTTTACAGGATTGTCTGCTGGAGCTATAGTAACTTCTACAGGAGGTTTTTATGGATTTTCTGAGCAGGTAAATGGAAGTAACGAATCACCTATGCCTTTAATGAGTTTAGGTCTAGCAGTTACAGACACATTCTTTTATGCTTTTAGAAATTCTGAAGATCCTCTTGGTGGGAATACTGGTAATAGAGGAGAGGTTACAGTAGTTTGTGGACCTTTAGCTGCTGAAGTCTCTTTGTTTAGAAATGGTAATATAGTAAATAACCAAGAAAATATTCTTCTTGAGCCTTTTGAATTATTAATATTGGAAACTAATGCTAACGCTGAATACAGATTAGTGGCTACTAGTCCAGTAATGGCAGCTATACAAGCAAGAATGGGCTCAGGTAATGAGAGGTTTTATGACACTCGTTTAATCATGCCTACTACAAATGATGGTATTACTTGGCCTAGAAGTGGTCAAGTCTCTGCTCCATATAATAATACAGAGGTTGATTACTATGTAAGAGATGGAGCAGATGGAAATTTCACTTTATCTCCTGGTTCTCCTGTAGACTTTGATTCAGAAACTGGTGCTACTGACGCTGACTATGAACCAAATGGTGCAACTAGGGTTATAGTTAAAGGGTTAGTTAGTGCATATTCAGGAGCTGATAGTTCAGGACTAGAGGCAACACCTATGTTACCTACTTCAGCAATGAGTCAAATAGTTGCACAACCTTTCTTTATTTCTGACAATGGAGATGGTGGTAATTCAGGTATAGCAATAGCAAGTCCTTATCAAGGTGTCGCTAAAGTTTAT